TACAGTCGCACTCAGGAGGTTACGATGATTGAATATCCAGGCCCGCCGGGGGCAGTCGTGCCAGATTTAGGACTGGCGCAGTTTGGCGTCTCCACGCCTCTGACCCAGGTGTACATCAACACCGACAGTACCCCGCCGGATATGTCCGCGCCGCCGCCGCTCGTTGGCGCGGACGAGATCGGCAGTATGGGCATCGACCCCGGCGAGCCGTATCAGCATCTGCAGCTTGCTAATGATTTCCAGGTGAAGACGCCCGGCGAGTTAGCAGCGCCTGCCGGCATCGGCAGCGTGAATAGCCCGACGTGGCACACGCCTGATATGAGCGTGCCATCGCTCAAGCCCGCTGATATCTCAGCCGATGAGATAGAGCACGTGGGAGAGTTTGAGCCAGATCCTCATACTGGCGATCTTCTGCAGTTCGCGCAGCCAGCAGGATTGACCGTGATCGCGGCCTGGAACGGTGATCCGCTTGCGCCCGATCCGGCAGAGCAGGACCTGGACGGATACGATGTACCCGCAGGATTGGTGATGCGCCCTCCATTGGAGCCTGATCCCACCGTGCCCGATCTCCAATCTCCGCAGTTAGAGCAAGATGTCCATATGTCAGGCCGACCGGGCGATCTCGCAGACGGCGCGCTGGATGCGATGGATGAGACGAAGGGGCGCGGAGACAACGAACTGCCGACCGACAATTACAACGAGCTCTACATGGAGCAGCGGGGCGAGAACAACCATCGAGCGCGGCATATGGGCATGATGGAGTTGGGGCTTGAGAAGGAGGAGCGTGGATGACCAGGAAGTTGCGCACGCCGGGAGAGGTACAACGCATCTACGAGGCAAAATGGACAGATGCCGCCAGAGAGGCTTATTTCAAGGAGCATCCTGAGCGATTCGCCGATCGGGAGCATAAAGCCTATCCGATCAAGGACGCAAGCGATGTCGAGGACGCGGCGCAACTCGTCGGAAATGGCCGGGGCGATAAGGCGACGATCAAGGCCAATATCATCAGGATCGCGCGCGAGATGAACCTGGTCCACGCGCTGCCCAAATCGTGGGGCGTCAGAGCGCAGGAGAGCATTCAGATCCTGGGCCACATCTGTGAAGGGCAGGCGGCGATTAACGAGGCGGGGCATGATGTGCGGGTAACGGTGGTCAAGGGCGGCAAATCCACCAATGGCTTCTACTACGATAGCAACGCGCTGCGCCAGATCGCGGAGATGGTCAACGGCGCGCGGGCCTACGCCGATCATGGGCGCAGGCCAGAGGACCAGGCAACCAGATCGGTGAGGGATCTGGTGGGCTACTACAAGGATGCTTCCTACGTCCCCAACGACCCTACAACGCCGCTGGGCCGGGTGGATGCCACGCTGCATATCATGGAGGCCGAGGGCCGGCTCTGGTCGCTTATTAAGGAAGCGGTTGAGTTGGGCAAGCCCGACCTGGTTGGAGTATCGATCGACATTTTCGGGATCGCGGAGCATGATGCCAATTTGCAGGCGCGGCACGTAAGCAAGGTACTCAAACTCAACTCTTGCGATGTGGTCACGGCGGCCAGCGCGGGAGGAGCATTTCAACGCATCTTACACGATGAAGGAGACGACATGGACCCAGAGAACGAGCAGAACAACGCGGGCGCGGGCGTGCAAACAGCAGACCCGCCAGGCGCGCAGAGCATCACCGACGTGCCGAGCCAGGGCGATCCCGCGCAGGCGCACATCACCGAGGCCGAGCGCATTCTGGCGCAGGTGCAGCGCGAGCGAGATGCGATGCGCCTGGAACGCTGCGCGCTTACGCTCGACCGGAGGTTACTGGAGAGCGTGTTACCGGCAGCGGCTCAGGCGAACATCAGAGAGCGATTCGCCGGCAGGATTTTCGAGACCAGCGAACTCGACAAAGAGATCAGCAGCATGCAGACCATGCTGGCTGGGATGGCCTCAGCCGGGATGATTCGCGGGCACGGGTATGAGAAGCCGCTCGTCGGCCAGATGATTACCGAGGCCGAGAAGGTCGCGGCGGCGTTCGACCGGATGTTCGATCTGGACATCGATACCGCGAAGTATGGCAACATTCGTGGGTTTACTTCGATCCGCGAGGCATACGCGCGCGTGACAGGAGATAGCAGCGTGGGTGCGCTCTCCGATCGCTCGACGCTGGGCGCCATCCGCGTGAGCGAGAACGCGCCGTTCCCTGGCGCGTGGGAGCGCATCAGCGAGGCTGACACGACAACGGCCAGCTTCAGCTACCTGCTTGGGACGAGCATGAACAAACGGCTGCTCAAGGACTATCAAGCCTGGCCGGCTGAGTGGCAAAAGTTTTGTGTGATTTCGCCGATCAAGGACTTTAAACAACAGACCCGCGTGCGCTTCGGCGCGTTCGGCTCGCTCTCGACGGTGGCGGAGGATACCGCCTACACCAGTATTACCTTGCAGGATACCGCTGCAACGTATGTCCCGACCAAGCGCGGGAACCTGGTCACGATATCCAGGGAGACGATTATCAATGATGACTTGCAGGCCATCAAGCAGATCCCGACGAAGCTGGCGGTTGCCGCAGCCTACACGCTGGCCGAGTTCGTCTATGCGTTCCTGTCGGGCAACCCGACCATTTTTGATGGCTCTGCTTTGTTCACCAGTGGCGCGCCACACAGCAACCTGGGCAGCGCGAACTTGAGCAGCGCGGCCATGCAGGCCGGCGTGACGGCGATGCGCGAGCAGACCAACATGGCGGGCAAACGCTTAGGGTTGAAGCCCAGCTTCCTGATTGTGCCTGCTGAATTGGAGTTCACCGCGATGGTGATTACGAAGTCAGCCGGTATCCCTGGCAGCGCGAACAACGACATTAACCCGATGCTGGGCTATGTGCAGCCTATCGTGTCGCCGCAACTCACGAATACGACGCAATGGTTCATGGCCGCTGCCCCTGGTATGGTCGATACCATCGAGATCGGCTTTGTTGGCGGCCAGGTCAACCCGGTGTTGTTTATTCAGGATCAACCATCAACGCATAGGCTTCCAAAGGCAGCCTAGAAAGTAGTGGCTTCGGGGAGTAATCCCCGTCGAAGAACCGCTCTGAATTCGGTGAAACTCCCAACTGAAAGAAGTGGACAACGCCGAGCCAAGACAGCCGAAAGGCTATTCGGGTGTAACGACTAAGTGAGCGGCCCCTCGCGCAGAGGGTGATGCCATAGTCTGACCTCTACAGGAATGTAGAGAGGCTGGCAGAAATGACCAGCCCCATCGAAAGATGAGTAACAACAGTGTATTTGGCCTGAATTTCACGCAGGATGTCATTTCATACAAAATTCGGCACGAATACGGCGGGGCTGTATTGGATTGGCGTGGCCTCTATCGCGGAATCTAAGCAATAGTGCATTTCATGCATGTAACATCACATTACCGGCGCCGGAAAGGTGATAGCCTGCCGGCGCGGACTCTACCGAGGTATCTAGTTCATCTACCATGAGTAGAAGGAAGAACGGCTCCCAGGTTTCTCACCTGGGGGCCAGCACAAAAGGAGAGTGAGTGAGAGATGGCAGCAGTCAAGAGCACGCGGGCGCTGACCGCCTCGACAGACGGGACGGACGCGGGCGCGAGCTTCAACGTTGATACCGTCAACAACGTGGTGCAGATCCCCAATGGGGCAAGCCTCAACTTCTACAGCGATGCCTACCAGACCTTGACGCAGAGCTATGGGCCAAATGGCAAAACACCGATCATCAGCGCGACCAGCCCCGATCCGGGGGCGAACGGCACGATCAACACAGCCGGCGTCAATATTGCCAGGGTGACGCCTACCGCCAACCGCACAGGCATCATCATCCAGGCGGGCACGTTCAACGGGCAGAGCGTCACCGTCGTCAACGAAGGAAATTTCACGTTGACGCTCAACACGACGCCCGGCACCAGCAACGTGGCTGACAGTGCGACCGAGGCGGCGATTGGCGCGCTGACCGCCAGGACCTATCATTGGGTGGATAGCGCGTGGTATCCAGTGAAGGCATAGGTGGAGCATGACAGGATTTATGTCGAGCGACGGCGGGGAGATCGCCGCAGGACTCAACCCGTCAGGCGTCGGCCAGGCGCTCAAGCTCGACGTGAGCGGCAACCTGCTGGTTGCGACGGGCGCGGGAGGAGCTAACCAGAACATCAACCTGGCGCAGATCAACGGCGCGGCTCCCATCATGAGCCAGGAGGATGGAGCCAGCCTGAATACCCTGCTAGAGCTTGCCCTGATGGCGTACAACAGTGGCGGGCCGGTGCTGGCGAACGGGGTGCCGTCGCAACTGGCGTTTGATCGCTTGCGCACGTGGTTAGGCAAGGGCAACCAGAGCAACGCCATCACGGCCACGAACGTCGGGGATACGAGCCTGACATTCAGCGTCGCGCCGAAGACCCTGCTCCCAGGCCAGGCGATCAAGTTGTCAGGAGGCGCGATCCCTGAGTATGTCTACGTCGCTGACTCGTTCGTGCCCAGCGCGACCGCGACGAGCATCCCGCTCAAGAGTCCGGTGGTGAATGCGAACCAGAACACCGCGCAGTGGTCTACCTTCAACACTGCCGGGCCTGGGAATAATGCCGTCCCACCGGAGGGGTTGTTACCAATCGTGCCGCTGACGTATGACCCCAATACGGGGAACCTGTATGCGGCGGCCTCGGCCAGCCTGGACGCGCAGAATGGGCGCGTGATCCCTGAGCATGTCGCGGGGCTTTTCAATAGCGCGACGATCGATAGATGGCAGGGCAAGCAGGGCGTGGGCGATGTGAGCGTCGGCGGGCGCAGCAGCGCGGCGATCGCGGCAGGCACCGCCGCAAACACCGTCGTGAAGGCCAGCGCGGGGCGGCTGGCGCGCATCCTGGTCACAGCCACCGGAGCCGCTGAGATGGATATCTTTGACAACGCATCCACCAACAGCGGGACGAAGATAGGCATTGTGCCGGCGAGTGCGACCGTCGGCACGATCATCGACTGCCAGGCCCCGGCAGCCAACGGGATTACCGTCGGAGGCGGCGCGACCAACCCAGGTGTCACGATTTTCTACTATTAAGCACAACAGGAGGAGAGCAGAGCAATGGCCCTTTTATCAGAAATGGAGCAAAACGCAGCGCCGCGCTACCAGGGAGGCGCGACCGCGCCCATCGGCAGCTATGTGTGTATGCGGACGCTCGCGTACTTCCAGCAGACCAGCGATGGAGCGCTCCCCGCGGGAGACTGGTGGTTTCGCGTCACCAGCAGCGGCAGCAGCACCGCGGGCCAGATCGCAACCGCGCTCAACGGCCTGATCGCGGGCGCAAGCTACACCTCAGCCAGCCTGCACAGCTATAGCGCAGGATCAGACGCGCCCCAGGTCGCCGGAACCGGCGCGAACGACGCGTAGCAGAGGAGAGGCGCCGAACAGCATGGCAACACGGCAGGCAATCAAGCGAGGCATTCTCCAAAGCTTCGATACCAGAAGCTATACTGCCTCCGTGCTGGTTATCGAAGCGACGAGCTATGTCCTCAGTTCCGTCCCGATTGCGACCTTCGTGGACGGGACGAGCGCGGTCGCCGGGGCGCAGTGTGCCGTGCTCTTCTTCGATGAGAGCAACCATACAGACGCGGTAATCATCGCTGTCTACGGGACTGCGCCAACTCACGCGCCTGGTCGCGTTGTCTTCATCACGCCGGTGCAGGAGATCAATGCCAGCGTCATCAACGCGGGCAATACCAGCACCTTCACGCTCTCGAGCCCGCCGGCAGGCGCGCTCGGCGTGCTGTACAAGGTATCATTCACATCGCCCACCAACGCCGCGTTCATCCAGATCGCGCCACATGGAGGGACGATAGGCAATTACGCCGAGCATGGCAATCTCTCGGCGGCCAGCGCAACGCATCGAGCAACGGGTATCGTGCCCGTCGATAGCAGCAACAAGATCGACATCAAGGCGAATACGGGCAACTGCACGGTCACGCTCTCTGTCTATGGATATGTTTTCTGAGCGAGGTTCATGGTGGATGACTCCTATCCGAGCGAGCGAACAGAAACGCCGAACGAGGCGTTTGCGAGCGCTGGGAATACAGAGACGAAACAACGCTCACTCATGGACTCGCAGGAGAACCATCTCGACCAGGACGCACTACGACGTATCAACACCTGGCTGGACAGGTTAGAAGACCAGGCGAAGCGACTGCTTGAGTCCTTTCTGCCAGAGGAGCTTGAGCCGATGCAGGCCGCGAATATGGCCGGCAAATACATCACGCTGATCGCGCGTCTGCTCGAACTCAGGCAGCAGTTCACAACTGAGACGAGCAGCGCGGAGGAGCGGCTGTTACAGATCATCTTTGGGGACTCCTCTCGTCTCGGACCAAAAGAACCGCGATCGAGCTGTTCGTCTGAGACGGACGGATAAGGGACAGTGAAGCGAGGGAGAACGAGTGAGGACGATTGACGCGGGCATGACCACCGCGCTCGCCAGCAAGACGCGCAGGCCGAGCGTAGGGTTGACCATCGAGGATCATATTGTCCATCTCTCGGCCTACCAATCGCCGGGGCTGAGTGACCAGTGGTCGGATTGCTGTATCGCCAGTGATGGCAGCATTATCCGCGTGAGCGTCACGCGCGGCGGATTTGGCTTCACCAGCAGCTTCCAGTGGACGCGCATCACCGATCCCTCAGTCGCAGGCCAGTGGACGACGCTGTCTACCTTCTCCGGCGGCAGCGCCAACATGTTTCAGGATGGAGGGTGCGCGGTCTCCAACAACGGAGGCACGCTCCGAGCTTTTGCGCAGCAAGGGACGGGCGGCAATGCCTTGTTCGTCTGGACGAGCACGAACAACGGCGTCTCATGGACTGGGCCGGTGACGGTGTTGAGTCCGCCAGGCGGCGCGCTCACCAAAGGGATTGCCAGTGCCGGCAACAATGATGTGTTCTTCCTCTACGATGTCGTGGGCGGCGAGCAGATCGGCTTTTCCAAGTTCAACGGGACAACGTGGTCAGCCATCGTGACCAGCACGCTCGCCACGATCACAGCGGGCGCAGGGATTGCCGCGTACTGGACGGGCAGCCTCTATACCCTGGCGTACTCCGATGGCTCTACCATCTCTTCGGCAACCTACAACGGGAGCGCGACCTGGGCGCAGCTCGCGCCGATCGCGCCGGCGACTCCGGGGTACTCAAGCCTGGTGAGAGTGAATCCGCGCGTAGCGTTCTTTGATACGCTGTGGCATCTGTGCTGCATCGAGTACGATGTCAGTTCTCTCTATGGCTCCGTCTATAGTTATCCGCGAGTGAGAGAGTCGGCGGACTTCGTTCACTGGTCCGATGGCTGGATCGTCCACGACTTGCCCGCAACCTATGCCGCGAATTACCTCTTTCTCGCGGCTCCACAGTCAGGCAACTCAGGGGCGCGGTACTACTTATCCACCATGTCCACCGTGCTTTCCACACCAGCATTCAGCCAGGCCAATAGCGCGCACTATCTCGATGTGTCAGCCAGTATCCTCAGCTACAAGCGGTACGAGCGCGTGAATAAGCCGGCTGAGCTGAAGGTTGTGATAGACAACAAGGGCGGTGTATACAACGGCCTGCTCAATCTCTCAGGAAGCAGCTCCTACCAACCCATCGGGCCAGGAGCCACGCTCAAACTCTCCGAGGGCTACATCGTATCGGGATCGTCCGACACTATCGCCACTGGCACCTACCGGCTGATGAGGGCGGCGGTGATGCGCTCGCCCACGCAGCATCAGATCATGCTCATCGGGCTTGATCTGAGCGAGCGCCTTGATCGACTCGCCAGGTGGCAAAACACCTTCACCAACCAGACGCTTCAATACCTGCTCGCGGAGGTAGCCGCGCGGGCCGGGATATTCAGCGTCCACATCACCGGCGGCAGCCAGCTCTCGCAGAACGTGCCGGCATTCGTCATCCAGGCCGGACAGAAATACCGGGAGGCACTGGATTCGCTCTGCACAACCTATGGCCTCGACTATTTCCTCGATCAAACAGAGACATTGCAGATACGCGAGATCCTTGCATCAGATACCAGCGTGTGGACCTACCAGGATGAGATCGAGCAGGTAGCGTTTGGCGCGGATTTCGAGAGGGCCAATCACGTTATCGTCAACGGCAAGCCATCGGGCGGCGCGTTCGGGATTGTCAGCGCGGAGGCATACGACGATAGCGCGATGGCCGCGCTACGCGAGGAGCGCATCATGCACCATACCGACCTGAAGATTACGGGGAACGCGCAGGCCGGTGTGGCGGCGAACCTGATCCAGTACGCCGAGCAGCGCGCCCAGGTTGACACGCGCCTGGTCGTCCCGCTCAACCCGGCGTTGCAGTTAACGGACGTCATCACGGTCACAGACGCGGCTGCGCCGACGGGCAGCGGGCAGTCGGCAGTCGGCAGGATTGTTGGGCATGAGGCGATCTACGACGCTACGAAGGCGGAATATGAAAGTCATTTGAGCCTGCAAGGGCATTAAGCACTTATGGAGGTTATGAAATGGTCGCAGTGAATCAACATGGAGAGGTTGCCAATTTTTCAGAAGCCGATCAGTTCCAGCCGGCGAAGACACAGTTTGCCTGTGGCTACTTTTCTTGCGCCATTGCACGAAGCATGGCCCGGCCAGGCGAGGCGCCCACGCTCAACGTGGCGCAAATCATCGCCGACGCCGAGAAGTGGTATGCCCAATTCGATGGCGCGGACACGGCCAGCAACACGGCAGGCATGACCGAGGAGCAGGAGTACGAGCTCCTCAAGCAGATCGGCCTGCACTATCAGGCCATCCCCACTGATATCACCCAGGTCAAAGCCTGGGTGAGCGCGGGCTACCCGGTGATGATCGCCGTGCGGGAGGCCAGCGTGCATGATCTCGCACTCGACGGGGCCAATCCGTATCCCTGGCATCCGGCAGGCACGCACATCATCCTGGTGACAGGCGTGCAGGGGAACAACGTCCTGGTGCGCGATTCCGCCAACGTAACCAGCCTCTCCAACCCGGCCAGCCTGCGACCAGGGCCGAGGCTCTATGACGCGGGCAAGCTCCAACTGGTGAGCGCGACCGTTGTGGCGCCGCCCTGGCGACCGAGGCCAGAGAGCGAGAGCGCGATCCCCACAGCGGACATGCAGATCCCCGATGGATGGCAGGACGACGGGCAGCAGCTTGTCGCGCCCAATGGCGTGCCAGTGACCGGAGCATTCCGGCTCTACGTGCTCTGTAGCGCGTGGCCGCCGGCGGATGTGCCGATGGGGCCAGAGCACAGCGCGAACCCGGTTGAGTTAGGCTGGCAGCAGCGCGATGACAACAACGAGGGAACAAGGCAGATTTTCCTCTACTCAGAGTTGTGCCGGACCAGCACGCGCAGCGCCTACCGCGCCAGTGTCGGACGCGAGTTCTGGACGGCATTGCAAGCCGCCGAGCAGAGCCGAGGGCCGAGCGCGCAGGCGACGGCCACGATCAACGACATCAAGGCGGCGGCCAAGCTCGCGGGCGATACCAGCGCGCACATCATGAGCCAGGCCGACGCGTTATTCGAGCAGCTCGTCTAAGGGAGGAGGAGACGTGAACCCATTCTTTCAATCGCTGGCGACCTTCTTCGGCCCGACCATCGCCACAATCGTCGCCTGCCTGGCTATCGCGCTCGCGGCCTACGCCTATCAGAACCTGGTGCAGCTCCTGCCGCAGAGTATGCGCGAGCATGTGGACGCCATCGCGCAGATGGCCGTTCGTGCTGTGGAACAACGCTACTCCAACGCCGACCCGGGCGCGACCACCAGCCGGCAGAAGAAGAACGATGCGCTGAGCATCATGAACAGCGTAGCAGGCGCGCTCAAGATCCCGATGGACGCGCAGCACGCCAGCGCCGCCATCGAGGCCGCCGTCTACGCGCTCAATCAGCGCGAGCCTCGCGTGAGCGCGCAGCCGACGGTCAAGACGCCAGCACTCACGGCAGGTGAGCCGGGCGACATCCGCCGAGGGCCTGGAGGATAAGCAGAGTGCGCATTTTGCGCGATACTTGCGCGGTATCAACCCGTGACAGGTTGTCACAGGTTGGTTGAGGAGGCACGTATGAGGATCATCGAAACAACGCAGGCGCAGCCGATCCAGCTCCAGAGCGTGAGGATCATCGAAACAACGCAGGCGCAGCCGATCCAGCTCCCCTATGTCGTCGAAACAACGGGGATACAGCAGATCAGGGAAGATGATAGCCCGGCGGAGCAAGAGGAGTATGGGCAGATCAACTCCGGGCAGGACGACGACCAGGACCCCTATCCCGGCGACTACAACATCTGGGTGTGCTATTCCGGCTGTCCGATCTGCCTGCGCAACGCCGACGCCGGGCCGGTGAAGGCGGGCGACGCCTTCCCATCGGGGCATACCATGCCGCCAGCACACCATCATTGCAACTGTGATCTCGAAGCCATGACTCCCGACGAGTGGAGAGCCAGGGCCAGGGCCACGATGAGGCACAAACACGCGAGGCCACGACCATGATTTTATCTGACATCGAGACGGCAGTACGCCAGGACCTGTTCGATCCGAGCGCGGCCCGCTGGCAGACCAGTGACATCGACCGCGCGATCGACAAGGCGGTAGACAGGTACACCCAGTACTACCCGAACATCAACTGGGTGGATATGCCTACCGAGGCGTACCAGCGCACGTATCCCTACCCGACGCCGGCGAACCCATCGTACCCGGTGTTGTGGATCGAGCGCGTGATTGTGCCCTTACAGGTCTATGGCAGCTACTTCAATCCGCCGAGTGCGGGACCGAGCGCAGCCCAGGGCGCAGCCGGCAACGTGAATGGCACGGTGAAGTATCTTTGCACGTTCATCAGCCAGGGTGGAGAAACAACGGCGGGACCAGCGACGAGTATCACCGTGAGCAACAAGCAGGTCCAGCTCACAAACATCCCGCTGGGGCCGCCAACAACGGCCAGCCCGAACATCGCCACAAACATGGTGATCGGGCGCAACATCTACCGGACGCAGAACGGAGGTTCTCCCTTCTATCTGCTCGCGGTCATCCGGGACAACGTCACCACGACGTTCACAGATAACGCGCTGGACAGCGCGCTCGCCGGCCAGCCCAACCCGCCGAGCGTGAACACATCGGGCGTGATGTACTGGCCGCCATTCGAGCGCGATTTCAGCGAGTACAGCAATCTCTGGGACTCAAACATCGCGCTGGCGGCGGGCGGGAACATGGGCGCGCAGGGCGCGGTCGGCTCATCTCAGAGCACCATAGGAGCGGTGCAGCCATCATTCACGCTCAAGATGGGCATGGCCGAGTTGCCGCAGGACAACACGCTGGTCATGCGCGTCTTCTACGCCACCAAGCACCAACTGGACACCAGCGGCTCGACGATCCCCGAAATTCATAGAGATATCATCACGCTGGGGGCCTGCGCCTACGCGATGGAGGCGTACCAGGTTCCCACAAACGACAATTTTGAGTTTCAGGATGGCGCGCTGCGTGATCGCGTGGATGACACGAAGATACCGGCGGCCTGGTTGGAGGCGACGAAGGCC